TAAGCAAACAGTAACTCCATTTACTGCGGCACAAATGACAACAAACGCACCTACAGCGGCAGCCAACGGAGCGGCAGAAGGTGATTTTCGAATTTCAGTTGTAAATGCAACAAGCAAAGCATTAGGAACAGATGTTGCTGATGCCCAAATTTACGAATGGGATGCGTCAGCCTGGCAGGCAGTAAGTACAGCAAATGTTTCCAACATAACCGCAACAACAGTAACAGTAGGACCTTCGTCAGTCCAACCGACGAGTCCGGCAGATAAAGATGTATGGTTTAAAACATCCTCGGATGGTCAAGGTACAAGCCTTGTTGTTAAGAGTTACAATTCCTCGAGCACCTCGTTTGATACTAAAGCAATCAATTTTTATAAAGATGATGCTACAGCGGCACAACCAGGTAACTTTGATACAGGTCGTCCTGCTGATATTATTGTTACATCCTTGGTTGGGACAGCACTTAATGCAGGTGCGGCATCGACTTCATCTACATCACTTGTAATTTTAGATGGTGGTTCAGGATATACTGTAGCACCAACTCTTACTGTAACAGGTGGCGGTGGCGCATCGGCTACAGTCACAGGAGTATTAACAGGCGGAGCAGTTACAGATGTTGTTGTTACAGCAGTAGGTACAGGTTATAGTTCAAATCCGTCAATAGTGGCAACAGGTGGAGTTAATCCTCCAACTGGTTCGCTTTATGCAACAGAAGATTTAGCAACTGATGTTGCTTCGATTGCATTGAATTTATTTGATGGAACTTCGGCTACTTCTACTGCGGTTGCTGATGCGACAACTACATATGCCGCGGCAAACGAAATGGAAGCAAGTGCTACTGAAATTTATGGTTCAGTTACTGACGGAACTTATTGGTACAATACAGCAACAGCATTAGATATGTATATTAATACAGCAGGCGTATGGATTCCACAAGCAATATCAGCATATGGAACAGTTGCACCAAGTGCACCATCGGCCAATGATGTGTGGGTAGATACTAATGATTTAGAAAATTATCCATTAGTTAAAGTTTATAATAATACAACGTCGACATGGGTAGCAAGAGATAATTCAGATCAATCTACTGCTAACGGAGTTGCATTTGCAGATTTAACTGCAACGGCGGGAGATACCTCTTATAATAGTGGTGCTACAAGATTAGCAAATGCTCCAAATGGTGCATTATATCCAGAAGGTATTTTTTGTGTTAATATGGCACATTCATCCTATCAAGTAAGAAAATATGTTGCATCAGAAGTAACAACCCATAAATGGCGTACAGCGGCAGGTAATAAAGCCAGTGGCGCAGGATATTTTGGAAGAAAATCCCAAAGAGCAACCATTGTAAAAGCAATGCAAGCATCAATTGTAACAAATGATGATTTACGTGGTGATAGTACTGTACTTACATTACTTTCTGCTCCAGGTTATCCTGAATGTGCTGATGAATTAATAGCATTAAATGTAGATAGAAAAGAAACTGCATTTTGTGTATTAGATACTCCATTTAGACTTGCTCCAAACGGCGTAACTGCATGGCAATCAGGAGCGAATGCTACAGAAAATGGTGAGGATGGATTAATAACATCTACATCACAAGCGGCAGTATATTATCCTAGTGGTTTAGCAACAAACACCGATGGTACATCGGTTGTAGTTCCGCCTTCACATATGGCACTAAGAACTATTGCATATAATGATTCTGTTGCTTATCCTTGGTTTGCACCAGCAGGATTAACACGAGGCGCAATAACTAATGCAACCAATGTTGGTTATATAGATAGCGAAGGCGAATTTGTAGCCACAGCACTTAACCAGGGACAACGTGATACTTTATATCTATCAAAAGTTAATCCTATTACAAATTTCCCAGGACAAGGTTTATTTGTATATGGACAAAAAACATTGTATGCGGCGTCGAGTGCATTAGATAGAATTAATGTTGCAAGATTAGTAGCATATATAAGAGATGGATTGGATCCACTTGCTAGACCGTATGCCTTCGAACCAAATGACGAGGCAACTAGAGCGGCGGCACAAGATTCAGTTGAAAGGTTCTTAGGAGACATAATGGCAAAACGTGGTTTATATGATTTTGCTGTAGTTTGTGATGGAACTAATAATACAGCGGCCAGAATTGATAAAAATGAAATGTGGATTGATGTTGCAATTGAACCAACAAAAGCCGCAGAATTTATTTACATTCCTGTTAGAATTGTAAATACTGGCACATTATAAGTTTAAACCTAAGGCAGTAGCAATTTTGTTACTGCCTTTTTCCATGGTCAAAATTTCTGAGAAATCTTATAAATACATGTAATAAAGACACGGCATAGGAGATTATTTAAATGGCGAATTTAACAAAATTTGGAGTACCAATAGGCGGTGCCAGCTCGACTACTCCTTTATTAATGCCCAAACTACAATATAGATTTAGGGTGACATTTAAACAACTTGGCGGAGCGGCAACAGCCGACACAGTAACTCACCAAGTAGTTAGTGTAACTAGACCAACATTAACACATGAAGAGATAACATTAGATGTTTACAATTCTCGAATTTATTTGGCAGGAAAACATACATGGGAACCAGTTACCCTTGTAGTTAGGGATGATATAAGCAATAATGTAATAACAGCAGTCGACCAACAAATGCAAAATCAAATTGATCACCATAATCAATCAGCGCCTATAGCCGGTGCTCAGTATAAATTTTCTACTGTAATCGATACATTAGATGGTAATAACGACGAAGGTTCCGGTCCAGCCTTATTAGATAGCTGGTCATTATCGGGATGTTGGATTACTTCTACAGCATATAATGAATCAAGTTACGCAACTAGTGATGCAATGACTATTAACATGACTATCCGATACGACAATGCTATGCATATGGACAGTACAGGTACAACAGCAATAGCAGGACAGTCAATTGGAAGTGGTGTTGCGGCATATACTGGTGCAACGTCCGGTTCGTAATAATAAAAGGTCGGTATAATGGCATATTTTGGTAAAATACTTCGGAATTATGCCGATCATTCCTTTGGTACAGTTTCCGAGTACGGCAGACAACTTAATGAAATTCCTAGAGCAAAACATGCATTTGTTGTGGATTTTTTTACTACAAGAACCACAGGAGAAAAACCCTGGCGCGAAATGCTTGAAGGTTTATCTTCAATAGTCCAATCATGCGATCTACCTTCTTTTCAGTTTAATACCCAAACATTAAATCAATATAACAGAAAACGAATTATTCAAACTAAAGTAGAATGGAATCCTATTAGTATTAGATTTTATGATACTAGAGATAATAAATTCCAAACTGTAATGGAAGAATATTTTAAATGGTATTATAAAGATGGTAGAGAAGACGGTACAAAATTTGGTAGTGGAGCATATGTTCCAGATATAGTAGACGAAAATCCTGGTATAGCTAACTTTGGATTTCAACCACCGTACTCAAAGGGTAATAGAACAAAAGAAGCAGATAGAAGAGGTACTCAACCGTTTGGTGTGCCGCCTCCCGTTGGTGCAGGTGGCCCTGCAGGACGACATACCCTTGAAGAAAAATTTGAATATGAAAAATATTTTTTTAGTAAAATTGTTATTAATAGGATGTCCGGCGGTAGAGAGAAACCAATAAAATCGCCTATAATACTTTTTAATCCTACTATAACAAGTATTCAACATGATAGTTTAGATTACAGTTCAGCACAACCGATTTCCTGGACAGTACAATTTGCATTTGAAGGTGTTCAACATTCAGAACAAGATAAGGCACCTGCAGGCGGACCAGATTGGATTTCACGAGGAGCAGATGCCGCAGGTGAATGGTATGATTCTTGGGGATCACAAAATGACGTTCCTAAAACCGATCCGGTTCCGGAAACAGTAAATAACTTTGCAACCGCGATCGGTGACGGAGTTAGTTAATGGCATATGGATCATCATCAGTTAGTAGTACAGCAGTTTCGGTATCATCTACGCCAACTACAAATGATAAAAATAGTTCGTTGGGCGTCCACGACGCTATAGAATTACGACGTAGATTAGGTAAAGTAAAAGAATATTTTGATCAACGATTATTAGGCAATGAGGTAACTCCGTATTTTCAATTTAATCCACAAGAATATGATTTAATTTATGGCGAACTTTTATCAAATAATGTAAGCAAATTAGCGGCTGAAGTGTTTGCATATGAAATATTAGCATTATCTAAATTGTACAACGAAGGATATGATAAAATATTACCTTCAGTTGTAAATGGAAAAATGACTTTAACTAGTGATATGTTAACACGATTAAATTTTACTAGACCACCAAATAATAAATTAGGAGTTACGTCAAATAAACCTACCGCGGGATTATTAAAAGAACAGGTAGATTAATGGGGCGCAAAGTAAAATTTAAGCAAGGATATTTCCAACCAAAGAACCCCACTAAATACAGAGGTAAACATGTTCCCATTTATAGATCAGGATGGGAATTAGCATTCATGAAATTGTGTGATAATCATCCAAACGTCGAATGTTGGGCGTCAGAAAGTCATTCAATACCTTACCGTAATCCGTTTACGGGCAAATTATCAAAATATATACCTGATTTTTTATTATCTTATGCAGACAAAACTGGTAAAAAACATGTAGAACTAGTTGAAGTTAAACCTAGTAAACAAGCAGGTCTTACTGAATCTAAAAGTAGAAGAGATAAGGCCGCAGTTATATTAAATAAAGCAAAATGGACAGCCGCCCAAGAGTGGTGCAAGCGCCGAGGAATTAAATTCAGAATAGTAACCGAAAACGAAATATATCACAAACCCTAACATGCCTAATTGGACAGACAAAGTTAAACAAATTTGGAACTCAACCAAAGACATAGACGACAATATAGAAGACTTAATCAAAGCATCAATAAAACGAACCATAATAAATGAGCAAGTAGATTTTGATCCTTGGGATCCTCGATTTCAAAAACCAGAAGATTTTAGCGGAGAAACTAACATCGAAACTAGAAGACCGCCTAATCTTGCAATAATTAAAAAATACACACACGAAGGTGAAGAAAAAGAATGGCGAGCAGATCATAATAATTATGGGTTTCGTTGTGAAGATATTGAAGAAAAAACAGATAATGATTTAGTTATTGTTTCGTTGGGCTGTAGTTTTACATATGGTGCAGGCGTACATGTAGAAGACAGGTGGACAGATGTACTTTGTAAAAAAATCCAAGAAACCACAACTTTAAATGTACGAAATTATAATTTAGCATTAGAAGGACATAGTAATGATTATTGTGCTAGAATGGTTTTTAAAACTATAGAGAATTTAAAGCCTGATTTATATTGTTTTTTATTTACATATAGAAACAGAATGGAATGGGTCGGAAATGACGGAAATAAAGTAACAAATGTAATACCAGGGCATGATGATGTTTTTATTAATGTTATGAATGATGGTGTAGCAATGTATAATTTTCATAAAAATTATGCATTAATAAATGCCCTATGTAATTTACATAAAGTTCCTTTTTTGTTTAGTGCAATAGATCCAAGAATACATAACTCTGTAGAAGAGTTACCTCATTATGTAGGAAAATTTGATAGAGATATAAAAGGTATAGATGGAGAACATCCTAGTGCAGAAAAACAACACGAATTAGGTGGGCGATTTTTTAATAAGTACAAAGAGCTATTATGACTAAGAAACTAGAAGAAACATTTAATTTACCGGACATTGGAGATATTGCGCCTGAGGATCAATTAGAACAGGTGCATAATCTTTCTGGAGAATTCGGCCCACCACCAGATTTAATTCAAACAAAAAAAGCATTATCTCTTGCAGAAAAAATAGATAATGCATTACCAGAAGTTAAAGATATAAACACAAGCGACATAGACATGGATCGTTATGCTGAAAAGGCAGAAAAAGCATTTGAAGACCTAATGGATTTAGGATTTAATGTTGAAGATCGAAATGCAGGAAATGTTTTTAATGCCGCGCAAACTATGTTAAAAAATGCAATAGAAGCAAAAAACGCCAAAGCAGATAGAAAATTGCGGGCAATAGAATTACAACTTAAAAAAATGCGATTAGATCAAACCGACCAAAAAAATACGGGATACGCCGTTAATGACGTTGTAGATGTTGATTATGTAATCAGCGATCGAAATTCCCTTATAAGTGAGCTAACTAAAAAGCTAATTAATGATAAATAAAATAATAGTAAGGAGCCACCATGAATACACCAAAATTTGATAATGCTCATAAAACATCCGCTGATATGCTTAGAAAATATCAGGATATGATTCTTGAAAATCAAGAAGAAATAGATGAAGATGATGAGCAAGTAGAAGAAGGCAAATTGCCTGCAGGATTACAAGCACATATTGATGCTAAAAATGAGTCGAAAGACGAAGAAGTTGACGAGTCCAAAGAAGAAGAACTCGACGAAGCCAAAGACGAAGAAGTTGACGAGTCCAAAGAAGAAGAAGTTGACGAATCAGTTGTTCAAGCAACAGTTATTCCTTCTACACAAACACTTCGATCTTATCAAGACATGATTAAAGAAATGTCAGATGAACCAGTTGAAGAGTCGAAAGACGAAGAAGTTGACGAGTCAAAAGAAGAAGTAGACGAAGACCAAGAC